CACCCGAACCCGACTGCGTGATCGTCTCGCCGTAGGTGAACGTGCCGGACCCGCCCGACGCGGTGATGGTCTGCGTGGGCAACTCAAACAGCACTTCCTCGCGGATGTTCGCTGCCGTGCCCCAACCGCCGTGGCGAAGGACGATCTTCAACTGCCGGTCAATTTCGGCCTCAGCCTCGCCCGCGTCGCTCTGCCCGTTGGTGTCAAGGGCGGTAACAGCCGGGTCGCCAAGTGCCCGAATGCAGATGTTCACGGCGTCAAGTTTCAGCATGGTTATCCACGGAAAGAGGCGATGCGACCATCGGGCATCATCATTTGCGTGCGACGGACGCGGTTGGTGGTCGTGCCGCTGCTCACGTCGATCTGGTCAATGATGGGGATGATCGCCGCGCACTTGGTGTTTGTGTCCGTCCACGTCGTTCCGTCCGCCGACGCGGTATACATGAACACGTCGGTCGCGCCGGTGCCGAAGAAGGCGTTCCGTTGACCGCTCAGGGTCCACTCAAGGCAGTAGAACTGGAGCGCGGAGTTGCCCGTCGCGTCGGGCTTGAGGAAGATTCGCACCACGTCGCCCGCCGCAATCTCGGTCGCCGGAACGTCCACGTTGACAAGAATCTGGCCGGGGTTGGACGCTGGAAGGGTGTAGGTGTTGTAGGAAGTCGTGCTGGTCGTCTTGAGCGTGGTCCCGTCGCTCTCGTAGACGTTGACGACAATCTCGTGCGTCGCGTTCGCCGCAGGCCGGTACATGATGTTGACCGACTTGAGGCGGCACCCGAACTGTGCGTTCCAGCGGATGCCGCGCCGGTTGGGGTTGCTCGCCGAGTTCCAGTTGGTTTCGTTGGTCAGGAGCGGCACGTTCGAGGTGTTGCTGATGAGGGCACCCGTGCTGTCCGAAGCCCACAGCGTCGGCATACTGCCGGTGTGCGACCACGAGCCGCCGACGAGGCTCGAATAGTGCGGGTGGACAAAGTTCGTCAGCCACGTCTGGTAGCCCGCCCGAATCGTGATCGTGTTGGTGTTGGTCAGGCCCGAGCCGGTCGTGCCGGTGCGGATCGTGATTGCGATGAGTTGCGGCGTCGTGCCGTTGTTGGTGTAGGTGTCAACGAAGTCGTGCGAGACAACCGCGCCGCTGGTGACGGCTGACCCAGGGTTGTCCTCGGCGATCATCGGCGTGGAGCCGCTGCCGTTGCTGGTCAGGGGCGTGCCGTTGGGCCGACCGCCGTAGCCAGAGCCGCTGTTGACGACGCCCTCGATCGAGACGTTGTACGTGGGTGTGCCAGCGGGCGCGCCGCCACCGACGATGTAGACCGAGCCAACCGTCTCGCCGGGCTGCAACATGCAGATCGCGGCGACGACGTTGTTGGTCGCCGTCGCGTTGTTCGTCGTGATCGTCGCGTGGGCGACGTAGGGGAACTGCGACAGCCGCATCAGGGGGGCTGCGGGAATCGTTGTGAGTGCCATTAGCGGTCCTTCTGTGTTTGCTGGGCTTGTGCGTAGTTGCCGCTGGTGACAACCTTGATACCCACACCTACCAGTGCGGTGATTGCCGCCGCGATCGCCGCACCGATTGCGGTGTTGACGCGGGCATTGCGGGTCTTGTCAGCCTCTTCCTTTTCGCGTGCCTGACGCTTCAACTCGGCCACCTGAAATAACAGCCCGCTTGACGGGTCGCCGTTGCCGGTGATGAACTTCTCGATGCGGTACTGCCCGTCCACGAGACGCCGAACGTCTTGAGCGATGAGGGCGAGTTCATAGCCTGCCGAGTGTTCGGTGGGGTCGCTTTGCGGGGCACTCACGCTTTGTCTCCGAGTCGGGCCTTTCGTTCGGCACGACGCCACGCCGCGTCGTAGTACGGGTTCATGCGAGCCGCAAGGATGCGGTCGCGCTGAGCGTCACGGTGGGGTTCGTCGGCCTCGCGGTACAACTCGTAATCACGCTCGGCAGCGATGCGGGTGGGCTTGGGGATGAGCCATTCCAACCACTTCACGCCCGCGAGGAACACGGCCAGCACGGGCCAGAACTTGATGGCGAGGATCGCGGCTGCGGCGAGCGCGGCGAGAATGGTCAGGTTCCCGAGTGCCGACGCCCACCACGGGGTAACGTCCTTGACTTTCGGTAGAGCGGTCTGGACCTTGCCCGCCTCAATCTGGATGTCACGGGCGTTCTGGGCAATGCCCTTGACGTGGCTAGCAGCCTGCTCATGCTCGGCCACCAACGGGGCGAGGGCTTCCGTGTGGGCGAGGATGCCAGCCGCCAGCGTCTGCGTATTGCCAGCGGCGCGGGCGATGTCCTTTGTGCCGGAGGTGCAACCGCTCAGGAACACAAGCGCGATGAGGAACCCAGCCGCGAGTAGGCCGATGCCCACGCGGATCAAAGCAGACCGGATGTTCTTCGTCATTCAATACACCCCGTTCACGAGTTCGGCCAGCGTGACGCACTTGTACGTCCCGTCCTTCAACTTGGGCACCACGGCGTCGGTAACGCCCTTCATAAACGCGTTCTCTTGCGAGCGGTTGGCGTGGCCGTAGAACACGGCCAGCCCGCCGTGGGCGTCCAATGCCGTCAGGAGGCTCGCGGAAATCGCGCTGTACCCCGTCGCGTGCTGCACCTCGAGGAAGTCGAGGTGGTTGGTCGTCGTCGCGTTCTCGCCCGCCGTGGAGGTGTGCGAAATCACGTCGATGTCGGTTTCGAGAAGCAGGTCGGCTTGCTCGGGCAACAGATTGCCCTGGTGCGTCGCGTAGATGCGGGCACCCTGCTCGAAGCCGTTGTCCTGCATCCACCACATCGCGGGCCGGATGTGGTCGATGAGAAGCGACTGCGCCGTGTTCTCACGCTGCTTGTAGAACGGGCCGTTCGCGTTGTCGTTGAGGTCGTCGCCGGGATACTTGCTCCACCCGTGATTGCCGATCATGTGACCGGACTTCTGCATAGCGATGAGGTCCGCTTTCGACGCGAAGCCTGACGTGCCGACCAGTCGCGGGTGAACGTGGAAGTTTCCACGGATGCCCCACTTGTCGAACTCTTTGGCGGTCAGGATGCAGTTCGCGTACCCGTCGTCGTCGCGGAAGGCGACAAGTTTGGTCGAAGTCGTGGGGCGAAGGAACTGGAGGGTGTCAAGGGTGACGGTGCAGGACGTGCCCGACTTTGACGTGAGGTACACGCGGATCAGGTGAACGTCGGCAGGGTTGACCGAGCCAACCGTCGTCGGATGCACAACAAGCGTGTTCCAGCCCGGACCCGTCACGGCGGACGAGAGGAACTGCTGGAAGTTGGCGATCTGGACGTTGCCCTGATTGTTTGCCGTGTCCGCAAAGCCGATCGTCAACAGCGAGACGTTGCCCGACAGGGCCGCGTGCTGCGACGGATCGACGTACACCCGCAACAGAATGAACGGCCATTCGTTCGTGCCGCCGCTCAGGTCAATCGGGCCGGAGCCGCCAGCCGACACGCGGTAGTCGTACCTGAATTCGGACGTGACGCCGTTGGTCGCGGTAAGGGAAATCGAGTAGGGGGCCGACTCACCGCCCTGCACTTCGCCCGATCGACAGTTGGTGTAGTCCTTTGCCGCCGATCCCGTCTCCAACTTGGCGCGGTCTGCGGCGATCGTGGTACCGCCCGCGTACAGGTCGAACGGGCAAACGTGCGTCGTGCGGAACCCGCCCTTGCGCAAGCCCTTCGGCGTCGTGCGGGACTTGTATTGCAGGAGGGGCGAGTACGTCACGCTCAGGTCGTCGGCAAGCAGCACCGAAGCCCGCTCGCACAGATTGAGCGTGCCCGTCAGGTTGATAACCGACAGGCGGTACTGATTGAACCGGGGCACCACAAACACGCCGTCCTGATACACAAAGCCAAGCGGGGTCGCCGTGTCCGAGTCGCTATTGCGACCGTCAACCCGCACCAGCCCGGAACTGGAGAACTTGAACCGCAACGGGATTGTCGGCGAGGACGCGGTGTTCGCGCTCCAGCCGGTCGTGCCCGTTGTGGAAAGGTTGCGTGCGAGTATCATGGTTCCCCCTAAAGAAACCGCCCCCCGTTTCCGGGAGGCGGATCGGATTAGTTGTTGCCGAGCAACGCCCACGTCACGGTGATGGTGCCCGTGACGGTGATGGTGGTGTTCGCCGTCGAACTGGCGTCAAGCGTGGCAAAGTTGAGGAAGAGGTCTTTGGCGGTCGCCGTGCCGTCCGAAAGCAACACGGCGGTGCTGGTTCCGCCAACCGCGCCAGCCGACGCAACAAGCGTGAGCGACGTGGATGGGAGGATTTCCGCCTGTGTCGAATCCAGCGTTCCGCCAGTAGCCTCGGCAGCGGTGCCGAGCGAGTGCAGAAGCGCGCCGGTCGCGGTGATGCCCGCGCCAACGGTGATGGCCGTAAAGTCCGTGACTGCCCCGAGAACGGCAAGATGCCCCTCGGGGAAGTCGAGAAGTTGAAGCGAGCCGTAGGAGCCACTGGTCGTGGCATCGGTCGAGTTGATGACCGTGCCGCTGAGGGTGAACACCGTCTGCCGCAGAACGCCGTTGCCGTACTCCTTCTTGGAGACGCCGAGAGCCTGCGTAGCGGCGGGAATGGTGCCAACGTCGTTCTGGCTCGGGGGCCGAGACGACGCAATGGTGGGGGTTGCACTGTTGATTGCCATGTGTGTGTTCTCCTTGTGGGGTTGGGATTAGTCGGCGTCAACGGCCTCAATGACGCCAGCGCACCACGGATGCAACGAACCCGCACCCATGAGAACCTGCGACTTGATGAACATGGTGTTGCGGCGCTCATCGGGCACCAACGCCGACTCAACGCCGCCGTGCTGCACGATGCCGACCGGGGCCATGCCGTACTGACCGCCAGCCGCCACAATCGCCATCGGGCGACCAACAGCGGTGTTGGCGGAGGTGACGCTGAACGTGCCCTGGTACTTGCTCGGGCCGGTGGTGACGTTCGCGCTCGGGATGCGGTTCTTGGCAACCATCACCTCGAAGCCAGCGAGTTTGCCGATGAGACGGCTCTGAAGGTTGTTGCCGCTGGCGTTCTGGGCGTACTGCACGTCCCAAATGCCAGTGTCCTTCGCAAGCACGCGACGGATGTAGGGGTCGATCCACATATAGCGACCAGCCTCCGGCACGTTGTCGTTGTCCATCGCCTCAGCAAGAGCCTGGGCGTCGTCAAGGAAGTTGGCCGCGCCGGTCGAGTCAACGGGGTACGCCAAAGCGACCGACTCGGCATCGCGGGTCACGCGGTTGCCGCCGTTGTGGACGCTCAGGCCGTTCTTGCTGACGGACGCGCTGCGAGCGGTGAGAACGAGCAAGCGGGCGAGCCGATTGTCGTAGAACCGCGCGATGCGCTCGCCGGTCTTGCGGGCAAGCGGGCCGAGAATGTCGAAGTTGGCAATCTTCATCTGGTCGAGCGGCACGTCGTGATGAGCCACAACGATGCTGTCGATCGTGATGTTGCCCTCGTCAATCTCAAACTGCTGACCAAGCAGTTCGTCGCCGGGGGTGTGTTCCTCGGGATCGGGGGTGTCGGCCATCAGATAGAACTGGTGGCTGCTGCCCTGCGTGATGATCTTGCGCTGAATGGCCGGGCTGTCCGCGAAGATCACTTCGTCACGGAACGCCTCGACCACGCCCAACTGAAACATTTCCTCTGGCGACAGGGCATACTCGGTGCCTGCCGCGTTGTTGAGGAAGCGAGACGGATTACTCGAAGACATGGGTTCACCTCATGGGTGGAAAGTGAGAAAGTGCAAAGAACGCGCTTCCGGCACTTGCCGCGCACGAGGTGTCCACGGGCTTCTTGCGAAGGTGTCCGTAGGCTCGTTTGCCAGCGAAATGTGACCGTGGCGACGCGACACTCGACGGCCTAATGGCTGTGTGTCACGCGACCAGAAAACACGCGGGCGTCTTTCAACGCCCACGGGTGATTACTTCTTGAGACGGGCCTTGCCTGCCTGCTCGATGCTCATGCCGACAGGACCGGAAATCTCCGATTCCTCGTCAACAACAGGCTTTGCCGGAGCGGGCTTGCCCAACTCCTTTTCGAGTTCGGCGATGCGGGCGCGTGCGGCGACCAGTTCGTTCGCGTTCGCGTCGGCTTCGTGCAGTGGGCGCGGCGTGGTCTTTGTCTTTGCGATTGCGGCGTCGATCGCCGCGTTGAGTTCTGAGGCGTGGCCGGTGGTCCACTTGAGTCCGGTCTTCGCGTCGAAAATGATCGCGTACTTGCCGGTCTTGTTCTTCGTGGTGCATCCGCCCGAGTGAATCGACGCGGCGTTCTCTGTCATCCACTTTGCGTACTTCGTCATGGTTGCCATCGAGATTCCTTACGAGAAGCGGCGGTTGATTTCCGCCATGTGTTCTTTGAGCGTGCGTTGGGCAACGATGTCGCCTTCCTGCGCACGCTTGTTGAGGTCTTTGAGTTCCGCGAGGTTCTTGGGGGCGTTGCCGATGGTCGCGGGCATCGTGCCCACGATCGCCTTGAACCCGCGATTCGCCTCGTCGTACTTTGCTTTTACAAGACGCACGGCGTCCAATGCGGCCTTCGTGTCGGTGCCCGTGATCGCAGCGTTGCGGGCCTTCGCCTCGTCGGAATCGAGGTTCGACGCGGCCCACCGCATGAGGTTTTCGTAGTCCTCCTGCTTGCCGCCCGCGATCTGGAAAGCGTTCTGCCGGACCTGCTCCTGCGTCTCCTTGACGCGAGCGGCCTTGATTTCGGCGGCTTCCACCTGCCCAACGAAGATCGCGTTGAGCGCGTCCTTGTTGAGCCGGTACACCTTGCCGTCCGCGCCCTTGACTTCGATGTTCTTGAACTTGGCGAAAGCGTCGTCGTCGATGCTCCGGTTCTTCACCAGAGTCTCGCCGAACGCCTTGTTGTCCAGGCCCACGGCCTTGAACAAGCCGTCGATGTCTGTCTCGGCGTACTCCGGTTCCTTCGGGGCGTTGCCCGCGACGGTGCCGTAGAACTTCACCGCCGCATCACGGCTGGCGAAGATGCCGTTGTCGCCGTAGAGCGGTCCATCGGGAACGGGGATGTTGCGATGCTTGAACGCGGTGTCGTCCTTGAACTTGCCTGCGATCAAATCCGGCTGCGGCTGTGGGGGCGCGCTGGCCGGTGCCGCTGGTGCGGCGACCTGCTCTGCCATTCTGCTTCCTTTCGCTTACGCTGCGGGCGGGGCGGCCTGCTGCTGTGCAATGCCACCCGCCGCGCGTGCTGCTTCCTGAGCGACCGAAGTGGCCGCTTGGACCTTGACCTGATCCGCCATTGCCCGCCGCGCTTCCTGCTCCAACTGCTCGGGTGTCTTGACAAGGCCAGGTTCGGCCACGCCAAGCGTGCGAGCGGCGAGAGAGAGCAGCACCCCCACGTTGATCTGCCGTGCCGCCTCGGGTCCGAGCGAACCCGCGAGTTGCGCGAGTTGCAAAGCGGCCTCAGCGCGACGCTTCTTGTCGATCGCTTCAAGGCCCGTCAGCGAGACGACTTCGGCGTAGTCGAGTTTCTTCTTGTCGAGCAAGCCCGTTCGCGTGCCCATGTCGATCGCGGCCCACAACAAAGGCTTCTGCTGTTCGTCCACAATCGTCGCGTAGAAGTCGCCAAGCCAGCCCTGCAACTGCTCGGCGGTCTGCTT